GCATACTACTTATATACCCTCGTACCATTCGGTATCCCTTACCAGGTAAGGCACATATTCTGCGTAAAAGGCTCGTTTGAGTACCACTCTGTATTAACTTGGACACCTCTGACCTACTCAAAAAAGTATAACCTTTCAGTTTCTTTCTATGTGGCCGCTGAGTTAAACCTCTGTTTGTTCTCTCAGCCAAATACATATAAACTTGTCCTAACATATCTCCCTCAGCATGTCCTGTACTACAAATCCTTACTATTTTCTCTGTTTGTTTATCTCTCATATACTCATTACTATGCCGGCTACCATTTCAGCGCCGGATTCTCTATAACTCTATGATATCCTCTTTGTATATATTAATTTCGTTTATATCGTCTTTACCTGTGATTAATGCGTCTTCCTCTCTAGGATATGGTGTCCTAACGCTATCCTTCATACATTTGAGTACCATTGTATGGTTGTTGGTAGTAACGGCAATTGTGTGTTTAATTGCCATAATTAGATATCTACCAGATGTATAAGGATTTGGTATGGCACTCTCTCCAGGTTGCATTACAGGTACGGTAAAGTTAACTACATCACCTGCGTTTAATAATGTATTACCATATACTAATAGTGTCATGTTCATATTTCTATAACCTGTATTTTGACTTGTTATTTTAGGCAATGTATCATTTACAGGCACAAACTCATAATCATTATGTACCTTACTGGTCTCTGTCACCACCATCTTTTTACTTTCTGCAAAATCATATAATCCCTTGCCTGTGTCATTTAATGGTGTATTAGGTGTAATATGTTTATCTGCGTCTTGTTCATCACCTATGGATTCTAAATGAAAACTCTTCTCGTAATTGTCCTTGTAATTAAAATCATGTGTTTTAATTGTTTTATTAAATGCGTCATGTACGACCAATCTATTTGCATATAGACCATTTCTTATATTTTCTAATGCGTCAACTTGTTTACCAAATTCATATCGTATGACCTGTTGCATACGCTTTTGTATATCTTTGACCTCATCTTTTTTGGTGTCTTTGACTTGTGTAATTTGTGTTTGAAAATTCCATCTAGTAGGTCTGGCGACTGAACCACCCATGGCCAACATAGATTCTAAACTTCTAAAATGAAAACCTGTTGATGTTTCATAGAACAAATAACCTGCGTTATTATATTTACCAGATAATGCTTGACTTGATAAGAAATTTATGGCACTAAATGGTTTTAAACTAGGTATTACATATTTGGCATTTGTCTTTGTGTCTTCTATAAAAATTGTTTTCTTTGAATTTAAATACTTTTTATTTCTAAAAATATCTTTTACTGCAACCTCTATAGGACCTGCGTATGCTCTACTAACTGTGCTTATTTGATTATTATACATTTCAGGTGAGCAGAAAAATATATTATAAAATTGACCAATGTCATTACTGGTATCTTTTCTTACACTATCTACCTTGTATATTTGAAATGGTACACCATTATCATGTGTATAATCCAGGCCTGGTAAACCTGGTGTATTTAATTTTAATGATAATCTTTCTAATCCTGTAAGAGGAAATATAGACCTGATATCCTGTGTGTCATAAACGGTCACCATGCCATTCATATTATTACTAAAAATATCCTCTGTAATAGACATGGTCAAGGTAATACCTTTGATATCCATTGTCTTAGGATTACTTTCGTCTTTGTCTTGTCTGTAGGAAATTATTTCTAATTCTGATAAGTTATACTTACCGACTCTATCTAAAATATCTCTTTCAAGTGTTGCCATGTCATTATCTTCTTATCAGTTTTATAAATTCATCTTCAAATGTTGGTAGATAAGCAGGCATTAATATTCTAATTTGCCTTTTCTCATCTTGCAATCTTCTTTCGTGTTGTATATTTGTAACTGCCTCTGCGCCAAGGTCTGTAGAATTACACTCTACCTTGTGTGTATAGTCAGCAGGACCATCTCCTGTCTGTCTACCACTTGATTGTGTTATTTCATAATGGTGTATTGAGTCTGGATTAGCATATTTGTCTTTGACATATTGTTGAAATACATACTCATCTAATGGCCAGTCATAATATCTATTGACAATGTTATTGATAAGTGTTACAACCCAAAAATAATCTGCGTCACCATATATTTTATATGCCACATCTTCAGGTTTTTCGCCTTCATGTACATCATACTTATCAAATAGTGTTATATTGTTTTGTAACTTACTTCTTACCTTGACTCTTCTAAAAATATCTGTTACAGTTGTAGTGTTGCCATTTACACCTGATAAGTTATATTCTATTAATGGAAATTGATTAAAAAACTTTGACATTATGCGCCTGCTTCAATATCTGTTTTTGTTATAATTCTATCTTCTAGCATTGATACTGTTAATTTTGTGTGTACTGGTACACCACCACCTTTTGTAATTTCACCACCAAATGTAGTAAATTGTCCATCAGGTGCATAATCTACCTGAACATCTGTACAGAAGCAAGCACCAATTTTATTTAAATGTGGATTTTCACCACCATTATACATGTAACTAACTTTCCAATAATTTGGTGTTGTGAACACACTTTGTTGTGTCTTGTCTGCGAAACCTGGTGCTGAGTTGTATTTAAATATTAAAATTATATCTTCTACTGCTTGTGCCTCTTTTGCATTTCTAGGCCAAAAATCAAACTCAAATGAGAATGTTCGTTGTGATGGCGAAGAATAAAATGCCTCATTTCTAGGATTGACCGCTACGCCAGCTCTTTTGGCTGCAAATCTTACCGGGTCTCCCATGCCTGCAAGTGATATAAATTCACCTAAAATTTCTTTTGCTTGAGTAGCAACACCACCTACTATACCTTGCATAGCCGCTTGTACTTTGGCTGCCGCTCCCTCTGCGTCACCAATTGCCATACCTGTGGCTTCTGCTGTACCAGCAAGACCTGTTTCTGTATCACTATCATAATTTTGTGAGTAACCAACTTTAACAGATTGTGGCATGTATAATGCAACTGCTGATGTTACTATACTTCTATCAGGTAATTTAGATGTAAGTTTTCTACTTCTATGTAGTGGATGACCACCTCTGTCTTTTGACATTTCTAAAAAACCACTCGTCTGTGGACTATAACCAACAAAACCTGATTCAAACATAATATAATGACCAAGTTCATTACTACCAAGGTCTAGTGGATATTGTACAGGACTAAATGATAATGGATTTTCTCTTAATTTTTGTGAAGGACTATCTGGTATATCAAACGGTGATTTTTTTAATAACTGAGCAGACACTTTACCTGCGTCTTTCTGACTACCTGAATTCATAAAATTGTTTACTATTCCGGATAAGAAAGGTGTAGATAAATTAGCTGCAATATTTTTTAGTTTGACTGACATGTATAAATAATCCTTAGTTAGTAATATTTATATAGAAAATAAGAGTGATATGAGAAAGAGTTATAAAGGTTTATATAGACCCACCAATCCAAAGAAATATGTAGGAGATTCAAAGCAAATAGTGTACAGGTCACTATTAGAGAGAAGATTCATGCGTTATTGTGACCTTAATCAAGATATTTTATTTTGGGCAAGTGAAGAATTACCTGTTAAATATTATAGCCCGCTAGACAAAAAATATCATAGATACTTTCCTGACTTTGTTGTAAAGACGGTGAATGGTGATAAGTACATGATTGAGATAAAACCCTCCCGCCAAGTAGGAAAACCCAAACAACCCAAACGCAAATCAAAATCTTACATGCGAGAGTCATTTGAGTATATCAAGAACCAAGCTAAATGGTCTGCCGCTAAAGTTTACTGTGAAGATAATGGTATGCAATTTAAGATTATTACCGAAAAAGACCTTGGTCAATATTAACCAAGTCCGTAAGACATCCTATCATGGAATGGGTCAATAGATGTGGTCATTGGTGGATATGAATTTTCTGTTTTAGCAACCTTTGTACTCTGGTCTTTTGTAGAAGAGTCAATTGAACCAATAACAATATCACCACCTTTTGATGTATCGCCTTGATTTAGTATATCTGTTTTTACTTTTGATTCAGATGTGTCACCTTGAATGGTATCACCTTCAATTGTAGATGATTCACTACCTCCCATAACTTCATTATATTTATCTTCATATGCTTTAGAAGCTGCCTCTAGGTTATTACCTTTTGTAAATGGATTCATAGCAGTTGCTGTATATGAACCTGAAGCAAGTACAATTGCTTTTAACATTTGACCCATATCAAAAAACTTTGTACCAATGGCTGCAAAGTCAATAGTAAATATATCTTTTATAAAATCTACTGCTTGATTTATTAAACCATCTTCACCAAATAAGTAATCTTTAAAATTAAATGCTGGTGCGTCTTCTTCGCCTATACCAAATATATCTTTAACAAAGTTAATTGCTAAGTTAATAGGTGCGAATAAAATGTCTGAAGCCCAATCAATAGTTCCACCAATTAAATTTACAACACCCTCTTTCACTCTTTCTAAGTCGAATGAAAATAGACCTGTTAAAATATCTACTAAACCACCTACAGAGGTTTCAAATGCAGCTGTAACATCTGTAGCAAATGTACTAACTGATTCACCTGCTTGGTCTAAACCAAAAAATGTCAATACATAATCAAATGCACTACCAATAATTCTTACAAATGAACCAATAAATCCGTCAACAATACCTTTTATACCACCTCTTAATCCATCTAATATAGATTGTTCATCTTTATATTCTTCTTCAAACCCCTTATAACCATCAAATACACCTAAAATAATAGTTAATGGTAAAAATATTTTACCAATAGTTCTACCTATTGCTTTTAACGGTTCAATAATTTTTGCTAAAGCACCACCACCTGTAGAAGCACCTGCTCCAGCAGGACCAGCTGATGTAGCAGAACCAAAAATACCCATAATAGAATCTTTAAAAGGTTTAAATGTTTTTGCTATACTATCTTTAATGTCATCAGCAAATGTTGTGATTGTCTTAAATGCCGTACTGCCTGTTATAGACGCCTTTGTTGTATTAAATGTATCTTTTACAGTATCAAGAGTTTTGACAAATGAGTTTGTAATTCTAGTAAACACACTTGGATTATCTGGTGTGCCTTTTATCAAAGTTGCAATACCTTTAAATGTATCATCAAACATTGTCTTAACTGCTTTAGTAATATCACCTGGGTCAACTTTTACTGCCTTAATAGCTGCCTTTGCGTCATCTATTAATTTACCACCAAAACCTACAGTACCAATATTACCTATGCCTTTAACAAAACCTGTCATGGCTCTTATAGATTTTAATTGTTGTGGTAATTTAAGAATATCTGTATCAGCACCTAGAGATTTTGCAAAGAAAGCTAATGCAGCTATACCTGCTAATGCTTTTGCACCAAAACCACCTGTCATCTCTTCTACACCAGGTAATGCCAAACCAGGTCCTGCTTCACCTAATTTTTCTTTATTCTGTTCTCGTAATTGGTCTCGTTCTCTTCTAAATCTTTCTTTATCGAAAGAAAACATATCAACCATAGTTTGTAAGAGAGATTGTGTATTCTCTTCGTTTTGTCTACCAATATCTCGTAAATCTTCTAACACACCTATTGTATTATCATTAGCTGCACCAGCACCTGCTAGTACACCTCCGGTCATAGATTGACCCATAGATATGATTGGTAATATGTCTGCTCTATCTGCCATTACTTAATATACTTTTTCATTATTAGGTAAATACCATAACATACAAATAGATAAACCGTAGCAACGCCAACATCTACTATATGTTCTCTCATATGGTAGATAAATTCTATACCTGCTTGTACATCACCCATATTACCACCTTCGTTGATAGTAACATTTTTTGTGCCTTCAAAATTTTCTATTGTCTGTTCCATTATTTTTTACCTTTACTTGTGCCTGTGTATAGACCAAACCAGGCAGCGCCAGCACCAACAACGATACTGATTAGTCCACTCTGTTCCATAGTAGGAGCAGGTAAGTTCATATACCATATTACACATTTATATAATAATACAATATAAACTGTTAAGAACAATCTTGGAAATATTCTCCAAGCGTCAACAGCTCTTGCCATATGAATTAATTTAGCATATGGATTTACTCCTAAATTTTTGATTGAAGTATCTACTTCTAAATCAACTTGCACCTTTTGTTTAGGTGTTGCTACTTTTATTTCCTCTGCCATTATTTCCTCTGTTTATTAGCCTTTTGTTTTTCTTTTTCTTCTTTCAAGTGAGTTAATAACAAATCGACATATATTTCCCTCTCCCACGGTGCCATATTCTCTAATTCTGTCAAAGAATATTTATGATGTTGCATTAAAGCAAAGTTAACCTGGAATAAATTTTCTAGGCTGTCATGTGAGAGGGCGATACGAAAAAACTTTGTAGCCCTTGTAACTTAACTTTACTTGTCACCTTTGTCTTAGGATTCAAAACCTCAACTTCATGTTCTAATTTTGGCATAGTATTAAAGAAGTTTTGTATTTTACCAAATTGTTCACTTGATAATGATTCGATAAAATCATTCATTTCTTTTTTACTATAATCACTAGCCTTGTGTACAATTTCACCATCATAAATTTCATAGATTGTACCAGAAATCATTTCAAATAGTTTTTCTGTGCCCAATTTACTAGCATCCACGCTAGGGTCAAATGAATCTATTGTAGGGTACTTCATAATCATTTTTACTTTATCATTAATCTGTATTTCATTTGTATGTTTTTCATCAACTTGAACCTCTACTGTGCTCAAATCTAACTCTACATTTGCGTAAGTTTCTTTATCATCAGGACAAAGTAATTTTAATTTAGCAACCTCACCAACTGATTTAGCTCTAATATTTAAAAATATATATTCTAAATCAAATGTAGGTACTAATTCAACATTCAATGTTCCAAATGTACATGCACCAACAATGTTCTTCAATGCATTTTTTATTTGTTTTCCGTCGTTTGACTCTAATGCAAGTAATAAAATCTTTTCTTCTTTTACCAGAAAAGGTCTATACTTGACCTGTACATCACTTGAAGGTAATGTCAATTCATAAGTCGCTGTATCTAATATAGGCAATGCCATAATATTATCTCCTTGTTATATTAACCAAAAGGTGGAAATAGTCTTCCACCTGTTACTCTACCAATTGGTAGATTTCTTTTGACTGTTTGTATAGCATCTCTGCCGGCTCTTCTTATCTCTGGCGGCAATTGACCTAATATACCACTAAACAACCCAAAATCTTTACTCGCTTTTATTGTTGGTATGTCACCAACTGACTGACCTACTGTTGCACTATTAAGTTGGTCAATAGTAAGGTTCGCCCATGTTCTAAAATTCAATGTAACAGGTACAATTACCTGTTCGTTATCTGAACCGTATGTATAATCATAAGAACCTATTGTCTGAGGATATACTTCAAATAATCTTACTGCATATGTAACTCTAGCGTCATCATCACCTTTAGCGTCAAACTGACCTAACTGCATAATATCCATAGAGCCAATATAATCATTATAATATCTCATATGATGTGAGTTAATATCAAAAATTTTCTTTTGCCAATTTTCAAAAAACATTCTCTGTCTTAAAAATTTATCACCATAGAAAGACATCTCAATTTCACCACTATAAGAATATGCATATGGCATTCTTCTTGCCGGTCCATAAGTTCTATTTGTTTGTGTGTTGACATCTCTATTAGGCATAGTAACTTTATTACACATCATATCAACATTTTCTAATGTTTGATTACTTTCTAATTCATTTCTACCACCATAGGCTGCTGATATTTCACCTGGTGGCTGATTAGGTGGACCTGCTTGTACTTCAATTAATTTGACAGTAGATGGTGGATTAATTCTTACAATAAATCTATTTGTTCTAGCAAAGCCTTCACCTTGATTTACTTGTGAAAGAAATCTTTGAATAGTACCTGAACCGCCTGGTTGTCTTTGTAACCTAGGGTCACTTGCAATATCAACTAATGATTTATCTCTTGGTAAACCAAGTCTAATATCAAAGTTACCTATTCTACGACCACCTCTTAAAATTGCCATTAATATGTTCTCCTACTTTTTGCAAAAACAGAACCTAATGACGCACCTTGAAACTGTGCAACTGGTAAATAGGCTGCTAATGCCATCTCATCAACATTAACTCTCAGAAATTGAGACCTAACTTGTGAATACAAATATCTTTTTATACTTGCCTTTACATATTTATTAGACTTTACTTGCTGATATGTAGCTTGAATTTTAGTTGATTGGTCAAACTTACTATTACTTGCTAGTGTCTGTAATTGTTGTAAAAATGCAAATCTAGCACCATATGGCAGATAATGAAAGTTTAAACCAATAAAACCACCTTTCATAGGTTCTAATGGTAACACTAAAGGAAATGTGTCATAGTAAGGCATTCTTGCCTTTGTTTTAGGGTCATAGAAGAACATACTCATACGACCTGCACTAGGTCTACCTAGTAACTTACCAGATGAAAACAATTCACTAGGACTAGTTCTATCTGCGATAAGAGATACAGCGTTTCTGTACCAAGTAGCACTCTTTAACTTGTTGCCTTGTAAATCTTTTAATGGTTCAAATATATCAATTGCCATACCACTATTTATAAGAAAACCCCTAGCGATTTCTCGCTAGAGGTCAATGCTTTAAGTAATGAGAGAGAAAGGACTAATCTTCGTCAGCTAATTTACTAAAGTAATCGAGAGTATCGTCCTCGTCACTAGCTGGCGTTGATGAGCTTACTTTCGGCATTTCTACAGCCGTTGTAGTCTGTGGTGGGAGGTCTACAGAATCTACTGTCGCTGTACTTTGCGTACCCGTAATTACCCTATTCAGTTTCTCTTTGAGTTCATCATAGGTCTTAAAATTACTAGGGTCAACAAATGGTTTTAGAGGGTGTTGTTTTTCCCAAATAGCTTTGATATCGTCATCTGACTCTTTCAATGCTGAAACACCTTCAAATTCGGATTTATCGTAGTTCCAGTAACCATCAACTTTTCTGATTTTTAGTTTAAAGTTTGCACCTTTCCAAAAATCAAATGGGTTAATCGCTTGTTCATCTTCAAACGCTGGTTGCATGGCTTCTGTAATCTTATCAAAGATTTTTTTACCAAACTTATACAGTTTTACCTGTCCTTCGTTTTCAGGATGTTTAGGGTCTGACACAACATAGATGTTTGCATAGTAAGACAATTTTCTTTTTCTCTTTCTAGCAATATCTTTGTCACTATCAATACCAGTATTCCACAATCTAGTATTTTCTTCACTAACAGGATCCTTTTGATTAAGGGTTGTTAATGAGTTCTCAATAAACCAACCACCTTTGTCTTGAAAGGCATGTGTCCAAACTCTCTGCCATGGCATTTCTTCACCATTAGAAGCAGGCAAGAAACGAAGTACAGCATAACCATTA